ACTATAAAGATTCACGTATCCCGGTCGTAGCTATAAAGACAGGAAATGGAAGAAATTACCTGTACCCCGTAAGATTGAAAAATCAGGATATATCATCATTCTCATCCATGATCGGATCGATGGCTGATAGGATTATGGAGGGTCTAGGCGGAGGCGTAGGTATTGATGATATAATGGATCTTAATAACGCTATAGCCAGATCCGGGTTGGATAATAAGACATATATGATTCCGTTGACGGGAGACGTGGATGTTATCAAGGGACGGCTAGAGGCTGTCAAGGAAGCCGCTGGCAGGATGCCTATGACCGCTGACGTAAGAGGATGGATAGGCGATTCTAGGACCAAGGAGGATATTTTGATGAATGACGTTACGATCAACATCGATCTTAATAACGATCCTTTCATAGCTCCTAAGTTTAGGATGAGTATCAAGGAGAACAAGGTATCCAAGGAGGAGACGGAAGTCTCGTTCCCTAACCTGCCGGATCTGCCATCGGAGTTCGCCTCGCCTACGAAGGCGGCCGAGGACAAGTCTTTGGTTTCCGACGGTAACGTAGTATCCGGAGAAAATGAGGCGGAAAATCCTTGCTAAATAAAATATCTTGACTTATCTTTGCGGCGTCAGTCCATCACCTGACGAGTAAGATATTTAAAAGTTGGTCCCTGTCGGGTGTGTGATGGCCCCGGTGGGGACTCTTTATATTATGCAATTAGATGCCTTTTTACATCGGAAGATCATGCAAGACCTACGCATCCAGCGAGCGAAGGTCTTGATGATGTTATACACCAGTCATTATTTTGTCAATAACAGACAAAAGCAGTTGCTTGACCATACATACGCTTTAAGCAGGGATCAGGCTTTTGATTATATGACTGAGTTCAACAAAAGGCTTAGTGATAAGGTGGGTATAAAATGTACGATGGATATCCTTCTACCTACCGATGACGATAACGCTAATATCATAATCGAGTACAATGGTATCATCAAGAAGCTGATGAAGGAGGCCGAGAAGCTGGAACTTGACACTGACGCCATTAAGGAAATGATGCGTGATCTTCTTAATGAGTTGAAGGATGATATTGATCTTAATATCCTGATATTTGACGTAACCCAGTTACTTATAAAATACAATCTATTTAGGTTGGATGCCATAACCGAGCAGGAGTTCAAGGACTCTTTCGTCAGGATGGATAGTAGGAATATGGAGATAAAGAAATTAACTTTATCTGATATCAAGAAGGTGGTGATGATGATGGAGGATAGATATAGTTATATTTCGTCTATATGATGGACAAATATAATTGATTACGTTTTTTGTAAAAATGTCTCCTGTTTGTTTGTAGTTTCAAAATAAGGTCTTATATTTGCGGTGTCCATCCGTTATTGGGCCATAAGAAGATATTAACTCGCCTAAGCGTAGGCGATAGATGAGGGTCATTGGTGGAATAACGGACGCCAATGGCTCTCGTTGTTTTTATATCATGAGTGAATTATCTGAGATTTTTAGTTACAATGGTAATGATGTAACTTTTAAAACGGTTGATGATGTAACCTATGTTAATGCCACGGAGATGGCTAAATACTTTAATAGGAGAACAAACGACTATTTATCGTTAGTATCTACTAATGAGTTAGTTAAGGCAATTACCAGAAAAACTGGTAAATCTGAAAATCAGTTAGTTATAAAGAAGACTGGAATGCCGGTTTTTGGAGGTGGGGTATGGTTGCATGAGGATATAGCTATAGATTTTGCCCAGTGGCTTAGTGTAGATTTTAAGCTGTGGTGTACAGATAAAATAAAGGAACTTTTATTGAAAGGGCATACATCAATAAATAGGAGTAATTCTGATATAAGCAGAAGAGATCTACCATCCGATTATATAGAGGCATTAGAAGCGTTAATTAAATCGGAGAAGGAGAAAAAGGCATTAGCTGAAGCCAAGAAAGTGGCAGAAGAAGCTAAGAGGATATCTGATAATATTATCAAAGAACAGGCTCCTATGGTTGAATTTGCTAAGACAGCCGAAATAGCCCAAGAGACAGATATGTTGATCAGAGAGGTTCGGGAAAAGCTAGAGGCTCATGGATATGATATAGCGGAGAAGAATCTTCGTATATTGCTTGAGGATAATAAGTTCTTCGCCAAAACCGGTAAGAGATGGTTGTTATCCCAAAGGATGATAGATCGTGGTTATGCTCGTTACAGATATCGTGATGACGATGAGTTTTATGGAACTAACACTGTTTATGTGACTCCTAAGGGATTCCAGTGGATCGTGTCTAAGATATCTGGGGAATGGATGCCTAGGTTCTTGGAATTGAAAGGTAGGGTTCTGAGTAGATCAGATAAAGATATTTTCGCTAAACGATAAGTTTCATTTTTTTTTGTTATTTAGGATTGAGTTTTTTGCCTGTCCGTGAGGATCGGCAAAATGATTTGTACTTTTTCAGAGTAAACATAAGGTTTGTTATTATTGTTATTTGGCTCCCGTCCGCTCGTGAGAGTAGGCGGGATTTTCATATCTTTGTAACAAAACGATTTAGCTATGGGTAGATCTTGTTATGTTATAAAAAATAAGGAGGGTGGGGTAGATAATGTCCTTGCCCCGAACGACCAACCATCCGGATTATACCAAAGGGCGATGGAGGTGCTTGGCGACCAGAAGCAGGCCTTATCGGTCTGGGGTACGGCCTACTCCCCCGACTTCGTGTCTTTCTTTGGCGATTGGATGTCCATGCCATCAGAATACGGCTTAGATAGCAATGGGGAGCCTAGGTATGATGATGTCATGTCCTTTATCAAACAAAAGAATTATGCTGTGGGTAATTTCATGGCTGACGAGGTTAAGGATATCAATAATACCATTACTTCCCTGGGCGTTGATAATATCAATGATCTTAACGATATGATCGTATCTAACTTCCTTTCCGGCGGTGATATATTCATCAACAGATATAATCTTGAACGATCCGGGATGTATGATGCTGATGAGATTGATAATATCATGACTAACCGATTGGAGTATGAGCGGGTAAGGGATATGATGAGGAGGATTGTCGATTTTATGTCTGAGGGGGATCTCAATGAGAAGGATACATATTTCTTGTCCTCCGAATCAGGTCTTGGTGATGATTATATGATATATGAGGATGTGTATGATTCATTGGGAAAGAGAAGAGTCTTGAATCCAATGGAGGTAAGGGATACGATCATGAGGGCGGTAGGCGGTATCAGCGACCGCCGGGAGTTCGATCAGGCTTTCGCCTCAGTCCCATACCCTTCCTTGGCGCTCCGGTATCAGGAGGATCAGGATTACGCAGATCGGATGTATGACACATATCGTAATATGACCCGTATGGAGGTCAGGGATCAGGATGGGAATACGATTACCGACTCATATTCAAATAGCACCATACCGTATATCAGTATGCCTAAGGACATGAAAGGTCTAAGGGATAAGGTTGGGGAAATGATCAATATGGACGATTTTAAGGACATCAAGGATGTTGCCGGACGTCTATATGACATAGCCATGGATCTTTCCGATATGGGCGTTGATATAAGCGAGGCGATCAGCGATGAGATGGTTATATCCAGACCTGAGGATATCCGTGATCTTATGGCGTCGCTGGACGTCATGTTGTCTTCCATACAGGCCGGCAATTCGGTATACGATAGCTTTATCTCCGATCTTGATAGGATAACAGGAAAAGGGAATCCGATATACGAGGTTCAGGATACTTATTCTACTGGGGATAGGATGGTGTATGTAAGATCCGGGAATACATCCCCTTCCGATATGTATGATAGGAGCATGTTGTATATTAGTAGGAATACGTACCATAACACGGCTCCGATAACCGACACCGATCAGGCCTATGAGATGTTGGCCAATATCGGGATAGAGCGGCCCTCGTACTTGCCGGCTGGCGTGGTCCCCGCCGGGGCTTCCCGTTCCGATATTGGCGTGGTCAAGGATAATATAAAAAAGCTGGTTATGTCCAACATCTCATCCTCGAATACCGAGAACATGATCCTTGCCAGATTGATATACCAGCATCCAGTTACCCCTGAGATGGATGATGCCGATATCGATCGGGAGTTCAGGAGATACGAGGCTAGACAGGGGAAGGATCGGGATTTTATCAAATCCTGTACATCGTTGAGGAAGATCCAGATCAAGGAAAGGTTAAAAAAATCGGATTTATATAATAATGTCTTACGTTTCCTTGATTTTAATGGATTTTATAATGTATCTTTGAATCACCATGACAGAGGCACGTTAAAAAGCATGGAGATGTCGTTGCCGGAAGGTCAGGTAAGGGATCTTCTGTTTGACGTGGCTATCGAGTCCGGTGACAGTAGCATGAGAAACCTTTTCTATCTGGATAGACAGGATAGGATGATGGATGCCGGGTTTTATAGGTATCTGTACCAAAGGAATCCGGGCCTGCTCCGGGAGGTCAACGGCGGCGTCGAGGTGAGACCGGACGGTTCGTTCTTGGCTCGTGGGAGGTATGATGATTTCGTGTCATTCCAATCCGGTTTATATGAGAAGGTAGGTGAGACGGTTGATGGTGCGATATACAGGTTCGTTGATGATCTTATATACTCCGATCCATCATCATATCAAGAAAACATGGTACGAAGGATGGGTGACGTTACGGTAAGGAGTGACGATAACCGCCTGTCAAGGATAGAGGATGATCCCTCATCCAGTAAGATAGTTAATGAATACACTGCTAATACAAATAAGTTGATGCGAGATTTTTCGTGTAGTTAATCTCTCTTTGACGTCGTGAGACGTTTTCTTTCGAGCATTGAAACATTGGATTTTATAGATTTGCGATG